CAATGAGCAAAAAGAAAAACACCGAAATACACAAACTATACTGCATTAGTCAGCTACTATTAGAAAGCCTTGACGAACTTAAACCAACATCAGCTAAAATGGTAAAGTTTAAAGCCGATTTAATAGGATTATGTGAACTTATGAACGATGATGTGGCTGATACTGCAGCTGTACAAAAATCTATATATTTTCAAGAAATGACACATAAAATAAATTGTATAGTTAGAAAACAATTTGACAATAATATGTAATTATATATATAAATTTTATATATTTGTATATCGGAGTGGTAGCCGAAATAAATAATTTTATTAAATTGCAACAATGATAAAGACTACCACCTTTTGATTTGTTGCTTTTTATTTTATGATAGGTATATATAAAATTACAAATCCCACAAAAGGAATATATATTGGACAAAGTGTAAATATTGAAAAAAGATTTAAAACATATAAATTAAATAATTGTAAAAGTCAAAGAGCCTTATATAATTCTTTTTTAAAATATGGAATTACTAAACATAAATTTGAAATATTATGTGAATGTAATATTGAAGAATTAAATGACAAAGAAAGATATTATCAAGATTTATATTCAGTATTAAATGGAAAAGGATTAAATTGTAGATTAACGACATCTAAAGATAAATCTGGTCATTTAAGTATGTTTACAAAAATTAAAATAAAAGAATCTAATATTGGAAAAAATTTAGGTAAAAAACATACTGATGAAGCTAAAGTTAAAATTAGCAAATCAAGCAAAGGAAATAAACATAATTTAGGAAAAAAACTTTCTGAAGAGCATAAATTAAAAATAAGTTTATCTGGAAAAGGTAGAAAGCATTCAGAAAAATCAATATTAAAAATGAGTTTATCTAAAAAAGGAACAAAACTTTCTGAAGAACATAAACAAAAATTATCTTTATCACATACTGGTAAAAAATTATCTGAAGAGCATAAATTAAATATATATTTATCAAATATAAAAATTGTTTTAGATACTCAAAATGGAATTTATTATACTATTAAAGAATTATGTAAAATTTATAAAAAAAATTATAGATATTTTACAGATAGATTATCTGGAAGGCTAAAAAACAATACTAATTATATATATACATAATGAAAGAAATCAAGTTGAAGAAATGTAAAGTTTGCAGTCAAAAATTTGTACTAGAAAGGTTCAATCAACAAACCTGCGATTATAAATGTGCCATTCAACTTGCAAAGAACAAACAGAAAGAGAAAGAGCAAAAAGAATGGAAAGCAGAAAAGAAAATAATTAAAGATAAAATTAAAACACTTTCTGAATATGAGAAAGATGCTAAAAAAAGCTTTCAGCATTGGATCAGGTTAAGAGATAAAAATTTACCTTGCATTTCCTGCAACAATTCAAAAACAAATGATTGGGCAGGCGGGCATTATTATTCAGCTGGAATGTATAGTGGATTTATGTTTGATGAAAGGAACTGCCATAAGCAATGCAATACACACTGTAATAAACATCTTTCTGGCAATCTATTGGAATATAGAAAAGGATTGATTAAACGGTACGGTAATGAGTTTGTAGAGCAATTAGAAAGCGAATCAGATAGTAAAAGAAACTACAAATTTAGCAAGGAGGAATTAATAGCTAAAAAATTAAAGTACGATATACTGATTAAACAAATAAAGTAGTATATTTGCTTATCATAAATATTGTGTTTTTAAATGGTTTTAGTGAACCCGAAAGATCCTCCGCAGAAATGTTGAGGATTTTTTTTTAAAAATAATTGACTTTTTTCTTTTTTATAAACAATTTTTTTATATCTTTGGACTTTATTAATCACTAAATCATTAAAATGAAAGCAAAAACACAAATCAAAATCGGGCTGTTAATAGCAACCTATTTTATCATCAGAACTTTAATCAATATTTAATCACTAAAAACAAAAACAATGAGCAGAATTAAAGAAAACTGGAGCACTAAAGAATTGGTAAACTATTTAAGCCAATCAAACGAAGCATTAATAGCCGAGAACAGAAGGCTAATGGATGAGAATGAAAGGCTATTAAACAACATCGAGGTTATTGATGCAGAAATAGTATCTAATGGAATGAATCACTATTACCAATTTATGAATCAATTTAATTACACACTTAAAAAATCTTAACAATGGAAAAATTAGAATTAGGCGAAAAACTATCAAAGATTCAGTTTGAATTTAAAGCCAAAAAGAGCAAGTATAACTCATTTGGCAAGTACAACTTTAGAAGTGCTGAAGATATATTAGAAGCACTAAAGCCAATGAACGAAAAATACAAGGTTTACTTCACTATCAATGAGCAATTAGTAAACGCTAATCCACCAATGATGGCATCAGTAGCTACTATTTGCGATTGTGAAAGCGGTTTAACAATAGATTGCCAAGCGGTAGTAGGAATTGATTTAGAACAGAAAGGAATGGCAATGCCACAACGATACGGTTCTGCATCATCATACGCAAAGAAATACGCATTAGGCAACCTTTTACTGATTGATGATACAGCAGACGCAGACGCAACAAACAACCATTCAAACGTCTCAAAAAATGAGCCAAAAGAAAAACTTCTTTTAGTTGAAGGAACAGAAGCATTCACCAAAGCAAAAGATTATTTAGTTGGAGGTGGCGACATTGAATTAATAGAAAAGAAATATAAATTAACAGCCGAAGTAAAAGAGGCACTAACTAAATAAGATGGAAGTAAACGGAAAAATAATAGTAATAGGAGAAACCGAAACTATTGGAGCAAAAGATTTCAAAAAAAGGTTGTTAGTAGTACAAACCGATGAGCAATACCCGCAGTCAATACCAGTTGAATTTACACAAGACAAAACAAACCTACTAGACAAGTTTCAAATAAATGATTTGGTAAAGGTTAGTATTAATTTACGTGGATCTGAATGGAAGGGTAAATACTATGCAAACATTCAAGGCTGGCGAATTGATAAAGTAGATTCATTAAGTTTGACAGCACAGCAACAAATGCCAAACAGAGAAGCGGTAAGTTCACAAGAGCCAATTAACAATGCTTTGCCTTATGAAGTAGACGATTCTGGGCTGCCCTTCTGATATTAACTTAACGGGGTGTAAAAGCCCCATTTAAATCACTAAAACAAATTATGTTAATAGACTACAAACATCAACTATCCATTTTAAAGGATATAAGAAGTGGTAAACTAAAAGAGGGCTATCGGTTAGGCATTCCAGAAATAGATGACTACATACGCTTTAAACCATCAAATTTCAATATTATTTTAGGTCACGCAAACGTAGGTAAAACAACTTCAATAGTATATTTGATGTTAGCTTACTCTTTGAAACACGGTAAAAAGTGGTTAATTTGTAGCACAGAAAATGATAGCTATTCTTTAATTAGAAAGCTGGTCGAGTTCCTGGATGAAACACCAATAAACCTTGTTTCTGATTCTAATTTTAAAACGCACACAGATTTTATCAATCAGCATTTTAAGTTCGTAGATAATGCTGTAATGTACACTTATATCACAGCTATTGAAATGTTTGGTAAAGTCAAAAAAGAATTTAACTTTGATGGTATATTATTAGATCCGTACAACTCACTTGCAAAAGAGCCCGAAATGATGAAGAACCTTGGAGGTCACGAATATGATTATCAGGCTTGTACAGAACTCCGAATGTTTTGCAAAGAAAACAAAGTATCAATATGGTTAAATACACACGCAAACACAACAGCACTACGAATGCTTTATAATTTACAGCATCCATTTGCAGGATTTCCACAACCACCAATGGCAAACGATGTTGAAGGCGGAGGTAAATTTGTTAATAGAGCCGATGACTTTATAGTTGTTCACCGATTAGTAGGCCATTCAACAATCTGGAATCAAACAATGATCCACGTTAGAAAAATTAAAGAAGTTGAAACAGGTGGTATTCCAACACCGTATGACGACCCGATAATATTAACAGCGATGTACAACAATGTAGGCTTTGCTTTAAACGGTAAAAGCATACTTCAAACGATAAAGGAATCACAACTTAATTTCTTATGACAAACATTCTTGATGTCCTTTCAAAAAAGCACAAACAATGGCTTGACTATGTTAAATCGTTTGGTTGTTCAAATGATACAGCTGAAGACTACGTGCAGGATATGTATCTAAAAATATACAGTTACAGCCAACGAAAGGACAACAATATAATGTTTGACGAAAACCAAGTTAATTTTTACTTTGTTTATGTTGTTTTGAAAAATATGTACACAGACGATTTGCGAAAGAATAAAAAGCATTTAACAACTGATTTAAGCATCGATATTCCAGAAGAGATAAAAGAATACAGCGAAGTAGATTTCTACCTTAAAAACGACGCTAAGGACGTTTGGTTAAATAGACTTAATTCAGAACTTGAAAGCATAGAAGACTACACAAGACAAAAAGCAAATTTAACTTACATTAAATTTATATTTCAAAAGGTATTTGTTGAGCAAATTCATATAAGCGAATTGAGCCGAGAAGTAGGCATCACTTATTGGAGTTTACGAAACACAGTATTAATTATAAAAGAACAGATAAAAAATGAAGTACAATCTAAATGAGCAATTTTTGCCAAGAGACAGAGCCATAATTTTATTAAATAAATATCCTATTGACTACATTCAAAATGTAGTGAATGGTTTAATTTATAAAAGCAGAAAAGCCAATGAGGCACAAATCTGCAACTATTGGAATGAAGTAGCAACCGAAATTAAAAACATAACAAAATGAATTTAAGAGATATATTAATAGAAGTATTTTCGTGGATAATAACTGTTTTACTAATCGTAATGGCAGGCGTTACATTTATAGCGATATTCGAATGAAAACACGAAAGCAAGAGTTTAATGAATATTGGACAGAGTTAGGCTGGGGCGACCGTTTAGAATTTGTGTTTAAATGGACTGGCATAAAATGGCTGGTAAAAAAAATTAATCCAAACTGCAACTGCGACGAGCGAAAAGAAAAGATGAACGAGTTTAAATTTAAAAGAAAATGAACAAGAACGATAAAACTTGGTGGGCAAAGTTCAGAGAAGTAAAAAGACACTACATTGAAAACGATGAGTACAGAATGATCAGCGAAATATACTCACGTACTTTTAATTTAAAACTAGACTATCCCTGCAAGTGCAACCCAACACGAATACAAGAAATGATAAATAGTCTAAATGTAGTTTATGACAATTGAGCAGACCCACAAATGGGAGCAGGGTATAATTCAAATAATGAATCTTGATGGTTGGCAATTAGAATGGACTGGCGGAGATTACGAACACTACGACGCAAAAGGTAAAACACCGAAAGGATATAACTGCATTTTAGAGATTAAAATAAGAAATGAATACTATCCAACCAAACTATTAGAAAGGTTTAAATACGAGCACCTAATGAGCCACAAAGACTGTTTAAAGTTCTATTACGTATTTGACACGAAAGGAAACTATCTTTATTTTCTTGACCAACTAAAACTACCTGAAGAAAACAACGTACAAGCTGGAGCCACAACCTACTCACAAGGCAACAAAAACAAAGTAAACAAATCTGTTTATATGCTAACTGAAAGCCAGGCATCAATAATAAATAAAAATACAAATGGATAATAAAATATATTTAATGATGTTTTCTGGAGGTCGCACTTCAGCAGTTCTTGCAAAGCATATAAAATCAAACCCAAATAAATATAAAAATGTTATTTATGTTTTTTTAAATACGGGAAAAGAAGTTGAAAAAACCTTACAATTTGTAAATAGATGCGACAAAGAATGGAGTTTAAATGTAGTTTGGATAGAAGCATTTATAAATTATGAAAAAGGAAAAGGAACAACTTATAAAATAGTAGATTTTGAAAGTGCATCACGCAATGGAGAACCATTTGAGTCTATGTTAGAAAAATATCCTTTACCAAACAATATGGCTTCAAATTGCACAAGGGAATTAAAACAAAGACCTATTGATGCATATATACGAGATAATTTTAAAGATTATAATGTAACAAGAATAATTGGAATTAGAGCAGACGAAGCACACCGTAAAAGTATTCACGCAAAAAGAGATAATATAATATACCCATTATGTGATGAGATACCTTTTAATGAAAGAATGGTTAGAGATTTCTGGAGTAAACAAACTTTTGATTTAGGTTTAAAAGATTATGAAGGGAACTGCGATCTGTGTTTTAAAAAATCACTAAAGAAAAGATTGACTATTATAAAATAAAATCCAGATAGTGCAAAATGGTGGCTTGAAATGGAACAAAAATATAGTTCCGAAGAAATACCAAGATTTGATTTAAGAACCAATAAAAGCATATCACAATTAGTTGAAATGGCACAAAGACCATTTACTAAAGCAAAAGATTTACACGAACTATCACAAGAGCAATGCGATTTATTTGAATATGAAACAGATTGTTTTTGCAAGGCAACATAAATAAATAAAAATACTTTATAAAAAATTTGTTTATAAGTATTTAATTTATATCTTTGTCAAATATTAATCACTAAAACAAAAACAAATGAAAACAGCAATGCAGGAAATGTTCAGTCAGTTAGAAATTGACCAGCCACAATTATTCAACATCAACACAGCGGAAGGTAAGGCTTTTGTAAATTCTTATTTAAAGTATATTGAATTAGAAAAGCAACAGATTGAAACTGCTTTTTTTTATGGAAGAGATTTAAATAGAAATGGAATAGAATACTACAACGAAACTTTTAAAAATCAATAATTATGAAAGAGTTTTTAGTCACCTATTGGACAGAGCGAAACGATGAAGCAACCGACATTGAAACAATTATTCAAGCCTACACACTACCAGAAGCACTTGAAAGGTTTAAAAGTAAAACACTTTACTACAAGTACATCGAATCAATTAAAATGATAATCAAATGAGTTATGATGACTGGACACAGATATACGAGCAAATGAAAGCCGTATTCGCAAGAGACAAAGAATTAACCCACATTGATATTTCAATCAATATACAGCCCGTAAAGAGCGAAAAGAAAACAGCTAAAATTTCAATTAAAACATTTAAATAATTATGATACAAGATAAACGATGGGTACTACTAGAAGAAGGCTACCCACACACAATATTACTAGACGAACAAGAAGCCAACGCAATGAAACAGAAATGGCAAATGGTACATCCAAAATTGAAGTATTCAGTATTTTACGATGAGTACTACGAATTTGTAGAGTTTTATTCAGATGAAGAGAAAGAACAGATAAACCGATTAATACCGTGATAGTTTTAGTAGATGCAGACAGCCTAATATGGTCAAGCTGCTACCGAAAAAAAGAGCACGATGAAGACGAACAATACCACACTATTGAAAATGCAAGGTTAAAGTTTGATGAGGTGTTTATGTCGATAGTCAACACGATAGAAGAAATACACGAAGTTGATAGAGTATTAACATTCGCTGGAGCACGTGGTAACTTTAGAAAAGAAATATCAAAAAGCTACAAAGCCAACAGAATAGGCAGAGAAATACCACCGATATTAAACGAACTTCTAGAGCACGTAAAAGAAACATACAATTCAATAGCAGGATACGGAGTTGAAACAGATGATGTAGTTGCCACCTATTGGAAGAACCTAACCGATACATTCGGCAGAGACGAGGTAATAATAGTAAGCATAGACAAAGACTATAAACAACTGCCCTGCATTATTTACAATTATCATTTGAGCCATCAATGTTACTATGATATATCAAAAGAGCAATCATTATACAACTTTTACGAGCAAATGATAATAGGCGATACTTCGGACAATGTAAACTTTTGTAAAGGTTATGGAGTTAAATGGGTTCAGAAAGCATTTAAAGGCTGTTTAAGCGAACAAAGTTATATTAGAGTAGTATTTCAACTATTTAAAAAGATATACAAACACAAAGCACGTGAGAAGTTTATCGAATGCAAATTATTATTAAAACTAAAAACAAATGAATAAAGCAAAATACATCGGAGAATCAATAAACCAACTTTGCGGAGTTGATATTTACGAAAACAAAAGAACGCAAGACCTGGTCGATATTCGCTCAATGGCTTGTTTCATCCTGCACAAAGATTTAAAAATGACGTTATATGATGTAAGAGACCATTTTAACTTCTTTGGAAAGACTATGACTCATTGCACAATTCACCACAACGTGAAACTATTTGCAGAGGTAAGAAAAAGAAAAAAGCATTTAGAAGCGATAAGAGACACGATAATGCAAACGGTTGACCCTAAGTATAGTTTATTAAAAAGAATAGAAGAAATAAACGATAAAGGCAAAATAGAGCAAATAAACAACTGTGTTAGTCACTATGAGTAATTTAACAATATCACAGATGGCAAAAGCATCTGGAGTAAGAGTAGATGAAATTAGAAGCATAATGTTAAAAGAGCGAATAAAGCCATTACAGAGCAGGCCACAAACATTAGACAACGTACAGCAAAGTATAATAGCTAGAATACTATTTTTTGAAGGCAAGACTGAATGGTTAATATTTGAAAGCGAATTAAACAAGAATTAATATGAGATATAAAATAACAATTACTCAATTAAATTCAAAAGGCAAAGAACAGATTATTGATTGCCGATTAATTGATACAAGAGAAGAAGCAGAAGCATTTATTAAACAGAGCAAAGCATTACCAAAAGAATATAAACCAACAAGAAAAGCACCCGATTGCTTCTATGAAATAAATTTAACAAATTAATATATGCAAGTAGTAAAAATATCAGAAGTAAAAGTAAACCCGAACAATCCGAGGTTGATAAAAGATGACAAGTTTAAAAAGCTGGTTCAGTCAGTCAAAGACTTTCCAGAAATGCTAAAGATTAGACCTATTGTAGTTAATAAAGAAATGGTTATATTAGGCGGTAATATGCGTTTTAAGGCTTGCAAAGAAGCTGGATTAAAAGAAGTACCTATAATTATAACAGACTTAACTGAAGAGCAACAAAAAGAGTTTTTAATTAAAGACAATGTAAGCGGTGGAGAGTGGGATTGGGATATGTTAGCGAATGAATGGGATGCAAATGATTTAAAAGATTGGGGATTGGATTTGCCTTTGGGATATGATGAAGTTTTAAAAGCAGAAGAGGATGAGTTTGAAGTGCCAGAAGGGGGAATTGAAACTGATATTGTTTTAGGTGATTTATTTGAGATAGGAGAGCATCGTTTGCTTTGTGGTGATAGTACTTGTTCCGATACAGTTGCAAAGTTAATGGATGGGCAAAAGGCTGAATTATTATTCACATCACCTCCATATTCAGATATGAGAGAATATAATGGCAATAAAGATTTGTCTGTAAATAATTTAGTTGAATTTATAACTTCATTTTATGAGTATTGTGAATATCAAGTTATCAATTTAGGTATTCAAAGAAAAGACAATGACATAAATGAATATTGGAATGATTACATTATAAAAGCACGAGATAACGGGTATAAGTTTTTAAGTTGGAATGTTTGGGCAAAACCTTCTGCTGGTTCAATAGGCAATCAATCTGCTTTTTTTCCAATTTCACACGAATGGATATTTGTGTTTGGCAAAAAATTTAAAGATATAAATAGAACACAAGAAAGGTCTACTGCGATAAAAGAAAGTCGAACGCATAGAAAAGTAAGACAAGCAGATGGTTCAATGAAAAATTCTACTGTTGGATTTCAAGGTGCATTAAAAGAAATGGAATCTGTTTTTTATTCAAATCCAGAATTAGGTGAAATAAGAAAAGAACATCCTGCTACATTTCCAATAGAATTGCCATCTGAATACATTAAAGCAATAACAAATGAAGGTGATTTGATTGCTGAACCATTTACCGGAAGTGGAACAACAATGGTAGCATCACATCAACTTAAACGCAAATGCTACGGAATGGAATTAGACCCGAAATATTGCCAAGTAATAATAGACCGAATGAAAAAACTTGATGATACATTAATAATCAAAAGAAACGGAATAGTAATATAATGGGAAAGACAAAAGAGCAACACGAAAAAGAAATACTTGAAATAGTTATAAAGAATAAAGTAATGAAAATAAATCATATTTTTCAACACTATACTGACTTACAACACTCACAGTTTTATAATTTAGAATTGGATAAATCGGAGAGTATTAAAGAAGCGATATCAAAGAACAAAAGCAAAGCAGTATCTTATATGCTTAACAAGTGGGTGGGTTCAGATAATGCAACTTTACAAATATCAGCATTTAAAGTTTTATGTGAAGATGAAGACCGCAAAAAATTAAGTATGCAGTTTGTTGAAAGTGAAAACAGCCATCAGGTGCGAAAGTTTGAAGTAGAAATACTAAAGCCAAAAGATGAAGATACAGACTAATAAAGTATTTGAGCATTTAGATAATTCAACAAAGAGAATAACAATAGAGCAAGGAGGAACCAGAAGCGGTAAAACCTATAATATTTTAATGTGGTTAATATTTGGCTATGCTTTAAAGAACAAAGGCAAAACAATAACCATTTGCCGAAAAACATATCCTTCACTTCGGGCAAGTTCAATGCGAGACTTTTTCGATATACTACGACACTACGATATGTACGAAGAGCAAGACCATAACAAGAGCAATTCAGAATACAAGTTAGAAGGCAACCTATTTGAGTTTATATCTTTAGATCAGCCGCAAAAAGTAAGAGGTCGCAAACGTGATGTTTTATATATCAATGAAGCCAACGAACTATACTTTGAAGACTGGCAACAGTTAATATTTAGAACAACTGAAAAGGCAATTTTAGATTACAACCCAAGTGATGAGTTTCATTTCATTTACGATAAGATAAAGCCCAGAGACGATGCAGATTTTTACATCACAACGTACAAAGACAATTTATTTTTATCAAAAGAAATAATAGCCGAAATAGAGCGATTAAAGAACATAGATGAGAACTATTGGAAAATATACGGGCAAGGTCAAATTGGTTCATCACAGGCTTTAATATTCCGTATTAACGAATGTAACGCAATACCAGGTGAAGCAAAGTTTTTATCTTATGGTATGGACTTTGGATTTACGAATGATCCAACAACTTTGGTGGCTATCTATCAGCAAGGTGATAACATTTATCTAAAAGAGCTATTATACCAAACAGGACTAACCAATAAAGACATAGACGAAAAGTTAAAGTTTAATGAAATAGAACGCAAAGAAGTATTTGCAGATTCAGCAGAGCCAAAATCAATTGAAGAGTTATATCGTATGGGTTGGAATATAAAACCAGCTACAAAAGGACAAGGATCGGTTAACATCGGTATTGATATGATGAAACGGTACCAACTTCACGTTACAAAGGATTCAGTTAATATGATAAAAGAATTTAGAAACTACAAATGGCAGGAAGATAAGAACGGAAACATTCTAAATGTGCCAGTCGATATGTTCAACCACACGATTGATGCGATCCGTTACGGTTTATATGATAAATTAGCCAGACCTAACTACGGGAAGTATGCAGTTAGATAGTTTGATTTACAAGTAGTTAGAAATTATTTTAAAAAAAGATTAAAAATAAGTTATAAAAAGTTTGTTTATAACATTTATTTAGTTGTATATTTGTACCAGCAATAAAGCGAAACACTAAAACAAATATTATGACAACTCAAGAATATAAAAACCAAGCATTAATTTACAACAGAAATTTAAAAGCTATTAAAAGACAATTAAACTCAAAACAATTATTTGATTTAAAAAAAGAATTTAATTGTTCAGACGATAGTCATTTAGCTAAAATAACAATGTTAAGAGGTATCCAACTTTAAAAACTAAAACTATGAACTTACTACAAAGATTAAAGCCAGAAGTATTAAAAGCAATGAATGAAGATGCAGAAAAGTATCCAAGTCTAATTGCAAGTATAAAAAGAGCACTAGAACAACAAGAAGGCAGTTCATTAAATTTATCAGTATGCGATGCTTCTTATGTTTGTCAATACAACAATACAAATTTTGATATAGCAAACCTATTAGATTGCTTCAATAAATAACCTAAAACAACACAACGCATTTAAAGCACTCCTAACGGGGTGTTTTTTTTTGCGTATATATTTTATCGTAAAATTAAATATCTAACGTTATATCTAAAATAAACAAGTATATGAAGCTAACCGTTCCAAGTTCACTAGACGACATCACACTGATCCAATATCAAGAATACAACCAAGAAATTGAAAGTAGAAAAAAGCTACCTGATGCTGAGGAATATTTAAAGATAAAAAAGATTGAAATATTTTGCAAACTATCACGTGAACAGGTATTAAATTTAGAATATGAATCAGTAGAAAACATATCAAAGATTTTAGACGGCATATTAGAAAGCCAACCCGAGTTAGTGCAGAAGTTTACAATCGATGGTGTAAAGTTTGGATGGCTACCAGAACTAGATAAAATGACTTACGGGGAATTATTAGATTTGAATGGTAATATATCCGAGTGGAGCAATATGCATATAGCAATGGGCGTATTATACAGACCAATAAAGCAAGAAATAAAAAACGGAATGTATAATATTGAAAGATACGAAGGAGACAAGTATCACAAACAATTAAGACAAATGCCACTTAGTGCGGTAATAGGTTCGATGGTTTTTTTTTGGAATTTAGGAACGGACTTACTAGCATCTATTATCAAGTATTTGGAGACGGAGGAGGAGACTTTTCAGAGCCAACTCAATTTGACATCAACTGGAATTGGTATAGCACAATTGACGAACTTGCTGGAGGAGACGTTACAAGATATGAAGCGGTTGAACAATTAAATATGCATACTTGTTTAAACAACCTTTGTTACAAGATTGACAAACGAAAAAAAGAAGCTGAAGAACTAAAAAAAATACAGAGAAGAAATGGCAGATAATTTAAGAGGTGTAGAAGCGATTTACAGAGTGATTGAAGCAATGAAAGACGAATTAGAATCAAACCCTTTCTGCAATAAAGTTACGCTTGGAGAACTAACGGAATTAGATTTGGCAAAGATTACAATGTTTCCACTTGCTAATATTACAATGGACAACGTAACACATAGTGAAAATTCATTAACGTTTCAAATAACTATTGTGAATGTAGATATAGTAGACGTCAGCAAAGAAGTAATACAAGACAATATATACGGCAATGATAATTTAATTTATATCTGGACAAATCAACTGTACGTAATCAATCGATTAGTGGCAAGGTTAAGACAAAGCACATTAGCAATAGACACAATGGAATTAGAAGGCGATCCACAAAGCGAATTCATAAACAAAGAATTTGAGAATATGCTAGCAGGATTTACCACAACTATAAACCTAACTGTACCAAACGATATAAACAAATGTTAAAGATTGACAACCTAAAACAAGCCTTGAATGATTTTAGTAATAACATCGTAAAAGATGCAAAAGCTAATTTAGAAAGCACGGGCAAAGTTGATACGGGGCAATTAAAAAACAGTTTAGTAAATCAAGGTGCAAAGGTTTCTAAAAATTCAATAGAGATAAATATCTTAATGTCAAAATATGGTGCTTTTGTAGATAAAGGAGTTCGAGGTGTAGGTGGTGTAAGAAAACAAACATCAGCATTCAAACGAACAAACAATAAGGGCAAAATGTGGAAGCAAAAAGGCAAAGGATCACCATACTCATTTAAAGAAGGTGTAAAGCCAAGTGTTAAACATTTTATAGATTGGTCAAACAAAAGAGGATTATCACCTTATGCGGTACGTGAATCAGTTTATCACCAAGGTATAGAGCCAAACAAGTTTTTAGAAAAAGCAGTCAAAAAGAATATAAGCCAATTATCAAGCGTTATAACAGACGCATTTAGTTTAGATATAGAATCAACAGTAAATTATTTAATCAAGTCTAATTTCAATCAAAAATGAACATAGTTAAGATATACAAAGAGCAGGACGAAATACCAACTTTTATAATAGAAGCAGAAGCTGAAATAAATTCAACGCAATATGTTAGCCTTTGGACTTGCAAAGAAGAAATATATGTAGATGAAGTATTAGTTCAAACAATACACCACACGAAATGAAAGTAGTAGAAGTAAGAAGCCCGTTTATAATCGAAATAAACGAAACAGGGCAAAATGGAAGTAAGATTGAATTGTTTATCTGGAATGGTAGCACAGTACCTGCAACACCAACTTATACTTTGTCAAAAAATATATCAAGCCCTACACAGTTGAGCACGATTTATAATGTTTCAAATTATGTTAAGGAATATATAGACAATATAAAATCTACTTATGTAAGCAGTGCAGGAGGGCAAGAGCAAAGCAATGAATGGGTAAAGTTTAGAGTGAAAAGATACAAAACAGTTACGGGTATTGATACGCTTTTAAATACAACAGATTACATAGGTGTAAACGGTTTTACAAGTTATACAAGTGGGAATCAAAATCCAGCTGAATCAGTAATGGAAGTATTGAGCAATACAAACATTGCAAATTATTATTATCAATTATCGACCTATCCAAACGCATTAATTCAATACGTGAATGTATTAGTAGATAAACCAACAGCAACTACAACAACCGTAGTAGCAAAATACGAAAGAATTGATGGCATTGTTTATTCGGTTTCTGTAAATTTTGGCGTAGGTTTAACGGGACAATACAATACAACAGTTCCAATTAGTTTAGTTAAATCGAATAGTGCTTTTATAAACGGATGCAAAGTAACAATTACTTACACTCCTGCAAGCGGAAGTCCTACTATTAAAACATTCTTTACCTATCCGATTGAAGAGTGCAAATATACACCAGTGCTTTGTGACTTTGTAAATAGATACGGAGGTTGGCAAACTATTACATTTTTTAAAGCACAAAGCAATAGCGTATCAGTAAAAGGAACAGATTATAAATTGAGCCAACAAGCGTTAAATTATAATACTTCTATTGGGCAGTTCAAAACAATGAATACAAATGGGAAGCAAACGGTAAAATTGAATACAGGATTTGTTGATGAGAACTATTCAGAGTTAATAACAGATTTGCTTTTATCTGAAACTGTTTTATTAGATGGTAAACCTGCAACTGTTAAAAGCCAATCAAGCGATTTAAAGAGCCATTTAAAGGACAAAAACATAAATTATGAAGTAGAGTTCGAATACGCTTTTAATCTTATAAATGACGTAGTATAATGTTATCAGTAGCCATATACATAAAAGATGTTCAAACGGGACAATACAACCGAGTAGATTTATTTGATGACGAAAAAATATCTGTAGTTAGTTCTATACAAAATATAAATGATTTGAGTAAAACGTACACCGATTTTTCACAGACATTTGTAGTACCGGCATCAAAGCAAAACAATAAGATTTTCAGACATTGGTACGACAATACAAATGACGAGCCATTCAGTACATTAGTAAAAGCAGACGCTTATATTGAAATAGATACTATTACTTTTAGAAGAGGCAAAATACAACTTGAAAGTGCAAACGTAGAAGATGGACAAGCGAAAGATTATTCAATTACTTTTATTGGAACATTAGGTAATTTAAAAGATAAGTTTAACGGTTTATATTTAAAAGATTTAACTGATAGTACATATGATTTTGAGTACGCTGCTTCAGTTGTAAAGAATATAGTAATTAATAACAACGACAGTGGCAATATAATGTTCCCTTTAATTACTTCGGGTAATGTTTGGAAATATGGAAGCGGATATGATATTTCAGCAACTGGAACACCGATAAGATATAATGACTTATTTCCAGCTATAAAATTATCAGCAGTTTTAAATATGATTGCAAATGATAATAATATTTTAAACTTAAATTTTAATGGTTCTTTTTTATCTGATGCAAGATTTACAAACGCTTATTTATGGTTAAATAATGCAGATGAATTTATTAGAAAAGAAACATTAACAAAAGTTAATTTTACTTCAATAAGTGGAGATAGTACATCATATACTGGATACACTGCTAATTTAACAACTGATAAAATTACAAATACAACAACGTTACTAACTGATGGAACTTATACTTTTAGAAATAAAAGATTAACTTTTTATGTAACACCGTCTGTTAGCGGTATAGATTTTTATTTTTATTATTTTAAAAATGGGATTCAAATATTTAAATCAGATTTACAAACTTCAAGTGCTGGAGTTAGTGTAACCTATGGATTTGTTGATGGTCCTACATCACCGCTTGGTAATAATATTGGTACTAATGATGTATTTGAATTTTATATTGGTACTTTTGAAGCATTTTCTTTTACTACTCAAGCGGTTGCAAATTCTACTTATGAAAGAGCATTTTCTTTTCCTTTACAAATATTTAAAACATCTTATGTAAATTCAGCATCACAAACTACACCATCATATACATTACAAATAAATAAATATTTTCCAGAAATTAAAATAGAAGATTTCTTTAGTGGAATTTTAAAAATGTTTAATTTGACTTGTTTTTCAGAAGATGGAATAAATTATACAGTTGATACATTAGAAAATTATTATTTAGATGGTTCAGATATAGATATTACTAAATATGTTATTCAAGATAAAAAAACTTTAAACCGAGTAAAAACTTATAAAAAAATAAATTTTGATTACGAAAAAAGTGAGTCTTTAATTAATGTAGGTTTTAATTCTACTAATGGAATTGAATATGGTTCTTTGCATTATTCAAATAATCCACCAGCAGAAGGAGAGGAGTATTCAATTAAATTACCATTTGAGGATTTAAACTTTTCAAATTTAACCGGACTATTGCAAGTTGGTTATGCTTTAAAAACAGATTTACAAAAATACATTCCAAAGCCAGTTATTTTATATGATTATAATTCAACTGCATTGACAACCGTGCCTCAATTTTATTTCAACACAAATACAAGTGGTGGAACATCAACACCACATACAACTTATAAAGCATTCGGACAAGAAACTTTAATAAGTGGTGAAACATACGGATTAAATTTTAATGAACAACAAAGTACACTAACAAATGATATAGTAATTAATGGATTATATGACCAATACTATTCTGCATACTTTGCCAATATATTCAATTATAAGGCACGATTAACTAAAATTAGTGCTATACTACCAACAAGTATATTAACTACGCTTAAATTGAATGATACTATACTAATAAGAGACACAAAGTATTTGATTAATACAATGACAACAGATTTAACAACAGGAGTTGCACAGTTTGAATTGCTAACAGACCAGAGAATAGTAGAGCCTGCGACAGAAGTTCTTATAGGAACACAACTTTGGACTAATAGAAACCTAGATGTTGAAACGTATAGAGATGGAACACCTATCCCAGAAGTTACAGATCCAACAGCTTGGGCAGGATTAACTACAGGTGCTTGGTGTTATTATGCAAACAATACAGCTAATGGGATTATTTACGGTAAACTTTATAATTGGTATGCTGTGAATAATATTGCTAATGGAGGATTAGCACCTTTAGGTTATCACGTTCCTACAGACACCGAATGGACAACTTTAACCACCTATTTAGGAGGAGAAAGTGTTGCAGGAGGTAAAATGAAATCAACAGGTACATCACTTTGGCAAAGTCCTAATACAGGAGCAACTAATGAGAGTGGCTTTACAGCTCTTCCGGGAGGGTATCGCAACGGCAGTGGAACATTCGACCTCATTGGCTACTACGGTTACTGGTGGAGTTCGTCAGAGTACGATACGACGTTCGCCTGGAACCGCCGCCTGAATTACAATAACGGCAATGCTAACAGATACTACACCAATAAGGAAGGCGGTTTCTCGGTAAGATTAATAAAAGACTAAAACAATGATAAAAGAAATAATAGACTGCTTAAAATTAGATTTGAAGAGCAACAGTGAAAGAATAGCAATAGCAAGAGGCAAGAATAAGCTGCCAGAAACATTTAAAGAAGCATTTAAACCTATAACAAAAGTATTATGTCGCAAGAAGTAGAAGTTAAAATAAAGGTTGATACAGCCAAAGCAGTTACAGATATTGAAAAATTAGGTAATAGTTTTGAAGATACTGCTAACGAAATAAAAGGCATACAAAAGTCAACTAAAAATGCTGAAGCAGGAGTTAAATCTTTGGCTGATGGATTTAAAGGAATGGGATTAGCCCTTAAAGCTATTGGTATTGGCTTAGTTATGGAAGCTTTTAATTTATTTAAAGAAATATTAGGAAAAAATCAGAAGGTAGTTGATTTATTTAATACTGCTATTGGTGCTTTATCGATTGCTTTTAATGATTTGATTGGCTTTGTAATGGATAATTTTCCTGCAGTCATAAAAGTATTTAAAGATGTATTTGAAAACCCTACAAAATACTTACAAAAATTTGGTGATTTAATTAAAGAAAATTTAATTGAAAGATTTAATTCGTTTTTAGATACAGTTGGATATTTAGGTAGTGCATTAAAGAAAGTATTTGAAGGTGATTTTGCAGGTGCAATGGATTCTGTTAAACAAGCAGGTAAAGAATCTATTGACATTTTAACAGGCGTTAATAATACAGTTGATAGAAGTAAAAAAGCGATAGGAGATGCTGCTGAAGCTATTGGAAATTATGCAGTAAAAACTTTTAAAGCATCCGAAGCAAATATAAAACTTCAAAATACAGCGTTATTAGCAGCAGCAGAACAGGGTAGGCTAGTAGAGCAATATGACAGACAAGCTGAAAAATTAAGGCAAATTAGAGACAATGATTTATTAAGTATTGATGAAAGAATAAAAGCCAATAATAAATTAAAAGATGTATTAGAAAAACAACAAGCCGCAATGTTAGCACAAGCTGATTTACAAGTAAGTGCTGCCAAATCAACATACGCTTTAAACAAAAGTATTGAAAATCAAGTTGCAGTAACCGAAGCACTAGCAAATAAAGAAGGTGTTTTAGCACAAATAGAGGGTTTTAGAAGTGAGCAAATAGTCAATAGTATTTCTTTACAAAAAGAGAAAATTGAATTAGGACAAAGCGAAGTTGAAAATCTAAATGCTTTAGCTATTGAACAAAAGAAATTTAACGAAAGTTTAGAAACTGATGAACTAAAAAAACTTGAAAATCAAAGGTTAAATTTAGAAGAAGAAAAAAGAATTGAACTTGAAAGATTGCAATTTAAAATAGATAGTGCTGCTTTAGGAACACAAGCAAGAATAGACGCGGAAAACGAATACGCTATTAAAAAGCAAGAAATAGATAATGCTTTAGTTACTAATCAAGTTGAAACTAATAATAAATTAAAAGCAGATGCTGAAGCACTTAGAGATGCTAAATTAGCAATTAGAAATGCAGAATTAGATGCAGTTAGTGGCGGTATTAATATATTAAAAGGAGTATTTGAGAAAAATAAAGGAATACAAAAAGGATTATTAATAGCTGAAAATGCAGCGGGTATTGCTAAGATTATAATTAATACAATGGCAGCAAATGCTAAAGCATTATTATTAGGTCCTATATTAGCACCACCAACAATAACTGCAAATACTATTAGTGCAAGTATTGGAGTAGCTTCTTCAATAGCTGCAACTGCAAAAGGATTAGCTGCTTTAGGAGGCGGAGGGGGTGGAGGTGGTGGAGCAGGCGGTTCAATGGGTGCAATTTCAGCACCTGCATCAGCACAGCCATCAATAAACGTAGTAGGAGCATCAAAAACAAACGCAATAGCAGAAACAATAGCACAACAAGGACAACAGCCAATCAAGGCTTACGTAGTAGCTAATGACGTAACAACACAGCAAGGATTAGATAGGAACATAGTTAGTAGTGCATCGATAGGATAAAACCATTTTGTTGACGCTAACATTATGGTAAAGCAAAATAAAAATTTAAAACGTTATACATATATGAAAATTATAGAACTTATTGTGGATACTGAAATGGAGTTGAGTGGTATTGATGCAATTTCGATTGTAGAAAACCCAGCCATTGAGGAAAATTGGATAGCCTTAAAAGACGAGCAAAAAGAGTACAAGTTTGCGGAAGTAGACAAAGAAAAAAAGATTATTATGGGTGCTATGTTAGTGCCAGATAAACCTATCTACAGACGTGATGAAGAGAACGGTGAATACTACATTTACTTTTCACAAGACACGATACGTAAATGTATGGAAATGTTTTTTCAAAACGGTAACCAAAGCAATGCTACTTTTGAGCATCAAGAAACAATCAAAGGTTTAACGATGGTTGAGAGTTGGATTGTTGAAGACACCGAAAAAGACAAATCTAATTTGTACAATTTGAATGTTCCTGTAGGAACTTGGATGGGTACAATCAAAGTTGAAAATGATGTTATTTGGAATGAGTTTATTAAGACAGGAAAAGTAAAAGGTTTCAGTATTGAAGGACACTTTGCCGACAAAGCGAAACTACCTTTGTCAAAAATTGACCAAGTAGATGTAGAAATAGAAGCAGGATTACAATTATTAGAAATTAAGAAATTAATTCAAGATGCGAAGCAAAAGTAATTCATTTAAGACGCCAAGTTATACAAGCCCAAAAGGAGGTACAAGAGGTTGTTTATGTGCTGATGGAACATATAGTGTAAAGTGTTGCGATGGTTCGTTACAAGCCCAAGGAATAGGCAATATTTACGGTGTAAGAGCAATCGAAATTCCTTACTATTTACTACAAGAAAATGGAGACTACATTTTACAACAAAACAACGATAAAATTATATTAAATGGATAATAAAATAAGTGAATTAGATTTAGTCACAACATTAGATACAGGCGATGTATTACCTATTGTAAATCAATCAACAACTAAAAAGGTAACAGTAGCAAAGTTAATAGATGGATTAGCTACAACAGCCTATGTAAACAGTCAAGATGCTTTAAAAGTAGATAAAGTAACAGGCAAAGGATTAAGCACTGAGGACTATACTACAACCGAAAAGAATAAACTTGCAGGAATAGCAACAGGAGCGGAGGTAAACGTAAACGCTGATTGGAACGCAACAAGTGGCGATGCACAAATATTAAACAAGCCAACTATACCTACTGCGGTAACACAAACAAGCCAACTGACAAACAACGGAGCTGACGGTGTAAATCCTTTTATAACTGCGTTAGATATTCCAATAGGTGCAGAAGCATCTACATTAGTTCGTGAGGTTAAAAATATGACTGGTGCAACTTTGACAAAGGGAACGGTAGTTTATATTAGTGGTGCAAATGGAAATAAGCCAATAGTATCAAAAGCACTTGCTACAACTGACGCATTAAGTTCAAGAACATTTGGAATGTTACAATCAGACATTTTAAACAATGGTCTTGGAAATTGCGTAATCATTGGCGATTTAACTGGACTAAACACTTCAACATTTGCAGAAGGAGACCAACTTTATTTAAGTGGTGTTACTGCTGGAACTTATACTGCATCAAAAATATTAGCACCTACTCATTTGGTTTACGTGGGTAAAGTTACAATGTCACACCCAACACAGGGACAAATCGAAGTGGGTATTCAAAACGGTTATGAACTTGAAGAAATTCACGATGTAGCAATTTCGGGATTAGCAAACGAAGATTTTTTACAGTATGAACTATCGACTGATTTGTGGAAAAATAAACCATTAACAGATACTTTAATTAAGTCAAAATTAGGTATCACTACTTTAAGTGGAAGCAATACAGGAGACAATGCAACTAATACACAATACAGCGGTTTAGCTACTTCAAAACAAGATACTTTACAATCAACTGTAAACATCAAATCTGTAAACGGAAATAGCTTATTAGGTATTGGGAATTTAGTTATTAGTGCTACTGCTGCTGCTCAATCTGCATTCACAATATTAGCAAATAACACAAATGCAAGTGCATTACCAACAGAGCAACCATTTCAAAACATAACTAATGATGTATATTCAGGTACTATTGTATGGACTGGAGGAGCAGCACCAAGTGGAACAACTGAACACACTTACTCTTTATCTCAAATTGGTAATTTAGTCACTCTAAATGTATTATTAAGTTATGGTACAAATGGAGGTGCTAATTTAACTTCTGTAGCTTTAGAATTACCTAGTATTGCACCAATTCCTAGTTTACCAACATCAGTTTCAGCAGTAGGTGATGTTATTAATTATGGGACAGCAGGATTGCAAATTGCTAAAAGTTATCCAACAGCTCCTACATACGTGGGTTGTGCTTTGAGAATAAAATCTACTGGTGTTTATGAAATATTAATTACAAGATCAGCGGGACAATATAGATATGCATACGCAACAATTCAATACTTTGTATAAATGAGACACATCAGACAAATCAATTCAGTAGGAACAGATAGCTATACAGTAGTTATAGCAAATGAACCTTTAGAACAACATCCTTCAATTTTAGAACATCCAGAGTTATTTGAAATTTCGGAAGACGATATTCCAGAAAAACATCAATACTTAAACTATCAAGATTGAAAATGCAAAAAAAACAAGCATTTCGTTATATTAGAAATTTAAAAATTAAACTATGAAAAATACAGATGTATTGAGCAGGATTACTGCTTTGCTTAACATCAAAGTTAAGCTAGAACAACAAACACTAGACAACGGAACAGTTGTTGAATCGGATAGCTTTGCAGTAGGTGATCCTATCTTTGCTATTAACGGTGAAATTAAAGAGCCATTAGAAGTTGGCGAATACGTTTTAGAAAACGGTTCTAAAATTTACGTTACTGAAATCGGTATCATTGGTGAGGTTGAAGCCTTGAAAGAAGAGGAAGTAATTGAAGAAGAATTAGCAACTGAAAAAGTAGAAGAAACAGTTGAGGAAGTAGTAGTTGAAGAACTTGCAGAAGTACCACCTACGATTGAAGAAGTAATTGCTTTGGTAATGGAAGCAGTACAACCTAAAATTGATGAGTTACAAGCCAAGCTAGATGCATTGAGCGGTATGCAAACAGAAATGAAAGCAACTTTATCTTCAGTTAGTGCTACAAAACCAACAACACATAAACCAACCGAAAAGGTAAGTTTAGGAAAACAAAACACTGGTTTAAATATATCAGGAACAGAATCACGAATAATGGCAATGTTGTCAAAATAAAATATTAATAATTAAAATTTAAAAACTATGGCTAATCAACCTACGATTACATCAAATTATGCTGGCGAAAGTGCTGGTAAGTATATCGCAGCTGCGGTATTAAGTGCGAACACAATCGCAAACAATGGAGTAACAGTTATTCCTAATGTAAAATTTAAAGCAACTGTAAAGAAAGCGGTTATTTCTGGACTTGTTCAAGATGCAACTTGTGACTTTACCGATACAGGGGTTGTAACACTTTCTGACAAAGTACTAACTGTTGCAGAGAAACAAGTAAACTTACAACTTTGTAAAACGCCATTTGAACAGGATTTTGAAGCAACTTCAATGGGTTACAGTTCATTCGATGTTATGCCTTCAAACTTTTCTGATTTCTTTATTGCTAAAGTATTAAAAGATATTGCTATCGATACTGAAACATTCTTGTGGAATGCTACAAACGGATTGGGTAAATTGCTTAAAACTGATGGTGCTGCAGTTGTTGGAACACCTTTAACAATTACTTCATCAAATGTTATTGCTGAAATGGGTAGAGTTGTAGACGTTATTCCTGCTGCTTTGTACGGTACAGAAGATTTAAGAATCTTTGTTTCTCAAAACGTAGCGAAAGCATACGTAAGAGCACTTGGTGGATTTAGCGTTGCAGCTACTTCAAACAATGGTGTACAAGGATTAGGAACACAATGGTACAACGGTCAAGAATTAACTTTCGATGGTGTACCTGTATTCGTTGCAAATGGTTTACCTGCAAACACAATGGTTGCAACTCAAATTTCTAACTTGTTTGTTGGATTTGGTTTAGCTGATGATGCTAACGTAGTTAAGACTATTGATATGGCAGATATCGACGGATCTAAAAATGTTCGTTTCATTGCACGTTTTTCAAGAGGTTTGCAAGTTGGAATTGGAGCGGATTCAGTAACATACGGAATAGCATAATTCAAGGGGCTATTTAGGTAGCCCTTTTTTATTAACTTAATAAATATATAGATATGCCTTGTTTAATGTCAACGGGTCGCAAATTAGCCTGTAAAGACGCAGTCGGCGGAATACAAAAAGTATTCTTTGGAGACTACGGTACTTTAGGAACAGCTACAATATCAAATGGAATGGTAAGCACCTTTAGTGGTACTAATATTTCATTATTTCAATACGATGTTAAATCAGCATCGGGATTAGAGCAAACCATTACATCAAGTAATGACAACGGAACTACTTTTTTTGAACAAACCCTTACTTTGGTTTTAACAAAATTAGATGCAGCAACACAAGTGGAATTAGCTAAAGTTATAGCAACTAGACCGCACGTATTTGTACAAGATAACAACGGTAACTACCTTTCAGTAGGTATGACCAGAGGTTGTGATGTAAACGGTACAATTAGCACAGGAGTAGCCTTAGGCGACTTAAATGGTTATTCTTTAACCATTACAGGACAAGAGCCTTTAATGGCACAGTTTGTAAATTCAACTTATATGCTTTCAAAAATAGCACAGACTTCTGGAGTACCAACACAAATTACACCTGCATAGGGATATGAACAGGTTTAGAATTAGCACTCAATTTATTGGGTGCTTTTTTTTTACAAAATAAAATAAGTTCACGTTATATTGTTATGATAGTATTAAACAAAAATCAAGACGAACCCATAACTATAATTCCAACGTTCAACGTAAACGGTGTTGCGTTAATGTTTGAGTTTACAGACGAAACAACTAAATTAGTTTATACAAGAGAACCATTATCTTTTGGTTTTTCTTTTGACTTGGCTACTTATAGCGTGATAACATCGAACTTTTTAAAAGAAAATACATTTTACAATTTAAAGGTTTATATGCGTGATGATGTATTTACAACGGTTTACAAAGACCGAGTATTTTGCATAGCAGACGATACAACAATACAAGACTATTCAATTAACCAAGGAGAGTATACGTTGCCTAATATTGACAACAATTTCTATAAAATATGAAAAGAAAAATAAATAAAATAGAGACTAAAAAGATGGGCGGAATTGGTGTTGTAAATTTAGCAACTTATACAAGCCCTAAAGTAGTTGAAGTAAGAAACCAAGACTGGATTAATTACGGTGAAGATAACAACTATTTTGGCTACTTACAAGATAGGATTAACGGATCACCTACAAACAACGCAATTGTAAACGGTATCAGTCAAATGATATACGGAAAAGGCATTGACGCAAGCGATAAGTTATTAAAGCCAGAAGATTATGCACAAGCTATGCTTTTGTTTGATGACGATACAACTGAAAGATTGTGTTATGATTTGAAAGCGATGGGACAATGTGCAGTGCAGGTTGTTTATTCAATCGATAAAACACGAATAGTTGAGTGTAATCACTTTCCTATTGAAACATTAAGAAGTGGTAAATGTAATGAAGATGGCGAAGTAGAAAATTATTTTTATGCTGAGGATTGGACAAAAGTAAACAGACAAAACAAACCTTTAGAAATACCTGCTTTTGGCTTTGGTAATGGTGGTGAAGAAATACTATACATAAAACCATACAAAACAGGCTTTTACTATTATAGCCCCGTAGACTATCAAGGAGGGCTTCAGTACTGCGAATTAGAAGAAGAGATATCTAACTACCATTTAAATAATATAATGAATGGTTTAGCACCGTCGATGCTTATTAACTTTAATAATGGGACACCGACCGAAGACGAGCAGAGAGATATTGAACGAAATATACAAAACAAATTTGGCGGGACATCGAACGCTGGTC